GCCGGCTTCGCGCGCGATGTCGCGGCGATGCGCGGCGAGCTGGAAGGGCCGCTGGCGGCGGGCGCGGGGCGCGCGGGCAAGATGATCGACGCCGCGCTCGCGCGGGCGATCACCAGCGGCAAGACCGGCTTCGACGATCTCAAGCGGGTCGCACTGGCGGCGATGACCCAGATCGCCCAGGCGTCGCTGCGCGCGATGTTCAACTCGGCGGGCAACGGCGGGGTGGGCGCGAGCCTGGTCAACGGGATCAGCGGGATCGTGTCGTCGCTGCTCGGCGCTCCGGGGCGCGCGACCGGCGGGCCGGTGAGCGGCGGCCGCGGCTATGTCGTCGGCGAGAACGGGCCCGAGCTGTTCGTGCCGTCGAGCGGCGGGCGGATCGAACATATGGGCGGGGGCGGGCGCGACGTGCGGGTGGCGATCGCGATCCAGGCGCCGGCGCCGGCCGACCCGCAGGTGCTTCGGCAGTCGAGCCGCCAGGTCGCGCGCGCGATCCGCTCGGCGCTGCGGACAAGCCCATGAACCTGTGGTTCACCGCGCCCGACGCGAAGATCGTTCGGACTCACGTCAAAAGGTTCGACCCGCTGCACTGGACGGTGGATTTTCCGCGCGGGACGATTGCGAGCGTGGTGACGACGCCGGACGCGCACGGACTGGCGGTGCAATGCGAGTTCCTGCGCAAGGGCGACCTGGTCGGGCTGATCTACGCCAGCGAGGATAGCGACGGCCACCCGGCGCATGCGCGCGAGACCAGCCGCGATTATGCTCATTGCACCCTGAGCTTTCACTGGGAGTCGAGCGGGGTGATCGCGCTCGACCAGATCAACGGGCCGACGCTGACGATCGAGGCGACCGACGATGCGGGCAATCCGCGTAACTGGTTCGTGCGGCTGTGGAATTATGCAGTCGGGACGCCGACCAGCGCGGAGGTGACGTTGGATTTCGACGCGCTCGACGGCGGGTTCAGCCTGCCGGCGGACGCCGACCGGGTCGATCCGAGCCGGATCGAGCGGATGTTCATCAGCCTGGTCGCGCCCGGCTACGTCGATATGTCGGAGGAGATGTTCGCGGCGCCGGTGCCGGGCAGCGCGACGCTGAGCAACATCCGCTGCGAAGGGTCGGGCAGCGTGCTCAAGGTGAACGACGCGGTCGTACCCGAGCATCAGCTGCGCATCGCGACCGCCTATGACGACATGTACAACCTGCCGCCCGAGCGCGTGGTCGAGGCGGTCGAGCGGCTCGGGTATCGCGGGACGCTCAACCACTATGTTGGGATGAGCCATTATTTCGCCCTGGATGGGGCGGGGATGCTCGACCCGGCGCAGACGCTCAATAGCGCGGCGCTCGCGTGGCACCGCGATTTCGCGCGGGCGGCCAAGGCGCGCGGGTACGAGCTGATCTGGTCGGTGTCGTATGAGATCCTCGCCCAATTCTGCCCCGAGGCGTGGAAGCAAAGGGCGTTCGACGGATTGGCCGGGCTGACCGGGTGGGATCCGCCGTCGGCGCTGGTCTCGCCGGCGAATGGCGAGGCTATCGGATTCCTGAAAGCCGTCGTGGCGCAGCTGGTCGGACTGTCGGTCGAAGCAGGGCTGCGGGCGCAGGTGCAGATTGGCGAGCCGTGGTGGTGGGTGACTCACAGCGGCGCGATCTGCCTGTACGACGATGCGGCCAAAGCGGCGCTCGGCGGCAGTCCGGTAGAAATTGCCAATGTGCGCGCGACGCTGAGCGCCGAGCAGACGCAATTGCTCGACGATGCGGGCGCGCTGCTTGCCGCTTCGACGGCTGAGATTGCAGCGGCGGCGAAGCAGTCGGCGGCGGACACGCGGACGCTGCTGCTGTTGTATCTGCCGACCTTGCTCGACCCGGCGGCGCCTGAGGTCAGGCGCGCGAACCTGCCACCGGGGTGGGCGCGCCCGGCGTTCGATGTGCTGCAGACCGAGGATTACGAGTGGGTGACGAGCGGGCGCAGCGCATTGCGGGCGGCGGCTTACGCCGAGGTCGATGCGCGGCTCGGTTATGCCCGGAACGCGCAGCATTATCTGTCGGGTTTTGTCGCGAACGCTGACGATCGGCAGCAGTGGCGCGCGGTGGTGGATGCGGCGCTCGAAGCGCGCGACCGGGGCTGCGCGGAAGTGTTCCTGTGGGCGCTGCCGCAGGTGTTTCGCGACGGCCTGACCTTGTTTGGAGAGGAAGAGGCGGTGACGCCATTCGAAGACGTGCTGTTCCCGATCGAGATCGGGCAGGAGGCGAGCGTCGCGCCGGGTTTCTCGACCAACATCGTGACCAGCGCGAGCGGGTTCGAAGCGCGCAACGCGAACTGGGCGCAGGCGCGGCTGCGGTTCGATGCCGGCCCGGGCGTGCGCGGCGATGCCGAGCTGGAGATGCTGCTGGCGTTCTTCCGCGCGCGGCGCGGGCCGGCGGTCGGGTTCAGGTTTCGCGATCCCTATGATTTCAGCTCGAACGGAATGACGGGAGCAGCGACAGCGGACGACCAGGCGCTGGGAACTGGCGACGGCGCGACCGATGGGTTCGCGCTGATCAAGCGCTATGGCTCGGGCGAGCAGCGGCGGATTTCGCGGCCTGTGGCGGGCAGCGTGCGAATAGCGGTCGATGGCGCCGAGATGGCGACCGGCTGGTCAGTGGAAGACCAAGGCATTGTCAGATTCAGCGCTGCGCCGGCGGCCGGTGCGGTAGTCACTGCGGGCTTCCTGTTCGACGTGCCGGTGCGGTTCGCCGACGACCGGATCGAGATCAATCGCGCGACCTTCCTGGCTGGCGAAGCGCCGAGCGTTCCGCTGATCGAAGTGCGCGAGGCCGCATGACCATTCTCGACGGGGAGCTGACCAGCATTGCCTTGTGCTGGCGGCTGGAGCGCGGCGACGGCGCGGGAATTGCGCTGACCAGTCACGACCGGCCGCTGACGATCGGCGGCGTGCGGTTCGAGCCGGCGCCGGGGATCATGCCCGCGGCGGTGACCCGCGGGCTGGGGCTCGAGCCGCATTCGGGTGAAGTGGCTGGCGCGCTGAGCAGCGACTCGTTGCGCGAGGTCGACCTGGCGCTCGGCCGGTGGGACGGCGCACAGGTGCGGCTGTCGGTGGTCGACTGGACGGACGCCGGCGCCCGGCCGGTCCAGCTGCTCGGCGGCGAGATCGGCAGCGTGAACATCGACGGCGAGAGTTTCTCGGCCGATTTGCGCGGTGCCGCGGCGCGGCTGGAGGAACCGGTGTGCCCGGCGACTTCGGCCGAATGCCGCGCGCAGTTCGGCGACAAGCAGTGCCGCATCGACCTGGCCGGGCGGACGACCGTCGCGCACGTGGTTGCAAGCAGCGGGGGAGCGCTGACGCTCGATATCAGCGTCGACCACCGGTTCGTGCTTGGGCGACTGCGCTTCATGAGCGGCGCCAATGGCGGGCTGACGAGCGTGATCCTGGCGGCGGAGGGCGCCGCCGTGCAGGTGCGCGATTTGCCGCGCGCGCCGGTCGAAAGCGGGTGCCGCGTCGAGCTTCGCGAAGGGTGCGACAAAAGGTTCGAAACCTGCGTGGGACGGTTCGCGAATGCAGCCAATTTCCGCGGCGAGCCGCATCTGCCCGGCAACGATTTGCTGACCCGCTACCCGGGAGTCTGACGACATGAGCATCGATCATGCGGCGCGCGCGCGGGCGCTCGTCGGGACGCCATTCCGCGCTCAGGGCCGGGGGGCGGACGGACTCGATTGCGTGGGCTTGATCGTCGCTGCGTTCGCGTTGCCGGCGGAGAGCGTGCGCCGCGATTATCGGCTGCGCGGCGCACATCGGAGCGAGGCGGAAAAATGCCTTCGTGACCATTTTCGGCGCGTGCCGCCCAAGCAATTGCGGAGCGGCGACGTGATGCTGCTGCAGGCCGCGCCCGACCAGCTTCACCTGGCGGTTCGAACGGTCGCGGGATTCGTCCACGCGCATGCGGGAATCCGCCGCGTCGTGGAAACGGCGGGAATGCCGCAATGGCCGCTGCTCGGCGTCCATCGCAAGCGCAGGAGCCGCTGAGCCTTGGCCACTTTGGTATTCAGCACGGTCGGGACGATCCTTGGCGGACCGATCGGCGGCGCGATCGGCGCGCTGGTCGGGCAATCGTTCGACCAGCAACTGCTGAGCCCCGCGAGCCGCGGGCCGCGCCTCGGCGACCTCGCGGTGCAGACCTCGAGCTACGGCACGCAGGTCCCGCGCATCTATGGCGCGATGCGCGTCGCGGGAAGCGTGATCTGGGCGACCGACCTGGTCGAAGGCGAACAGACTAGCGGCGCCAAGGGGCAGCCGGACGTCGTTTATTCCTATTCAGTGTCGCTTGCCGTCGCGCTGTCGTCGCGGCCGATTGCGGCCATCGGCCGGATCTGGGCGGACGGCCAATTGCTGCGCGGCGCCGAGGGCGACTTCAAGGTGCCGGTGACGTTCCGGTTCTACGACGGCAGCGAAGACCAGGAGCTCGATCCGCTGATCGGGTCGATCGAGGGGATCGCCAGCACGCCAGCCTTTCGGGGCCTGGCGATGGCGGTGTTCGAGAATCTCGAGCTGGCGCAGTTCGGCAACCGAATCCCGTTCATGACCTTCGAGGTGATCGCCGATGACATCGCGCCGGCCGTCAGCGACATACTTGCCGACGCGGCTGCGGGAGCGATCCTGGCGGATGCGCCGCAGACAATCGCCGGGTACGCGGCCTATGGCCGGTCGATCGGCGCGGCCGTCGAGCCGCTGGTCGGCTGCTATGCGCTACGCCTGTTCGATGACGGCGTGCAATTGCGGCCATCGCTGAGCGAGGCTGCGATTGCCATCGGCGACCCGGAATTGGGGAGCAGCGCCGACGCGGGCAAAGCGCCGCGCATCCAGCGCGAGCAATTGCCGGTGCGGAGCGTCGCGAGCGCGCTTCGGCTGACCTATTACGATCCAGACCGCGACTATCAGAATGGCGAGGCGCACGCGGCTGCCGGCGAGCAAGGGGGAACCGAGGTTCGCCACGAGCTGCCGGCAGTGCTTTCCGCGAGCGATGCCAAGAGCCTGGTCCAGCAGATGCTCGCGCGCCAGTGGGCCGAGCGCGACCGGCTGACGTTGCGGCTGCCGCCGGCACGGATGGCGCTCGAGCCCGGAAGCCTGGTCGAGCTGGCGCTGACGCCGGCGCTGTGGGTCGTCGACAAATGCACGATCGACGGATTCGTGACGATCGCCGAGCTGCGGCCGTCATGGGAAGCGGTGACACGCGTTCCGGCGGACGCGGGGCGGATTGTCGCGTCCAGCGATGTGGTCGAGCAGGGCGTCACGGTCGCGCTGCTCGATGTGCCCGAAGTACTCGGGACGGGGAGCGACAGCCCGACGTTGCTGCTCGCGGCGTCTTCCGCGAGCGCCGGCTGGCGGGCGCGGACGGTTATGATCGGCGGCGCGGGGCAGACGCTCACGGTCCAGACGGCGCGGCGCAAATCGGCTCTCGGCCAGGCGCTGACGGCGCTCGGCGAGGGCAGCGCGTTTCTGGTCGATGCAGCGGCGAGCGTGGACATCGCGCTGGTCGATCCGGACCAATGGCTGACGAGCTGCACCGACGATGCGCTGGCGCAGAGCGCGAACCTCGCGACGCTCGGCAACGAATTGTTGCAATTCGGCGCGGTGACTCCGCTCGGCAGCGGGCGGTTCCGGCTGGCGCGGCTGCTGCGTGGCCGCGGCGGGACCGAATGGGCGATGGCAGGCCATGCCGCGGGCGAGACCTTCTGCCTGATCCAAGGCGACGCCTTGCAAGCGGTGAAGCTGCCGGCGTGGATCGCGGGCGCGACGGTTTTGGCGTCGGACCGCAGCGGCGCGGTTGGGGCGTCTGTCTTTGCGGCCAATGCGCTGAAGCCGTTTTCGCCCGTGAGCGTCAGCGCGGACATCGCGGCGGAGGGCGACCTTGCGCTGAGCTGGACGCGGCGCAGCCGAAGCGGCTGGGGATGGCTCGACCAGGTCGACGCGCCGATCGGCGAGGCGCGCGAACAATATCGCGTGACCATTAGCGGGCCGGCCGGCGCTGTGGAGAAGACGTGCGGTGCGCCCAACCTGACAATCCCCGCGGCCGAGCTGGATAGCCTCGGCGTCGGCGCGGTGACCATCGCGGTGCGCCAGATCGGCGACTGGGCCGCTTCGCCGCCGGCGCTGGCCAGCATTATTCTTTCCTAAGGAGCATCGAGCCATGAGCGCCACGCCGCGCCTTTCCCTGCCATTCCTCAGCGTCGGCCAGTCGCAGAAGGAATTTGTCCACAATGAAGCGCTGCAGACCCTCGATCTCGTTGTCGCCGGCGCGGTCGAGGAGCCGCCACGCGCTAGCCCGCCGACTGCTCCGGCGCTGGGTGCGTGCTACCTGGTCGACGCGGCGGCGACCGGCGCGTGGGCGGGCAAGTCGGGGTCTGTGGCGGGGTGGACCAGCGGCGGCTGGCGCTTTGTCGCGCCGAGTGACGGAATGCGGCTTGTTGTGCGCGCGACCGGCATCGAAGCGATCTACCGCGAGGGGGCGTGGGAACTTGGCGCGGTGCGCGGGTCGGCGTTGGTAATCGGCGACGAACAAGTGATCGGAAGCCGGCTGGGGCCAATTGCTTCACCGGCCGGAGGTGCGACCGTGGACGTGGAGGCGAGAGCGGCGCTCGGCGCAATCCTGGTCGCACTGCGCACGCACGGCCTGATCGCAAGCTGA